GATGAAATTATTGCTGTAAAAAGAAAAGGACTCTCCGAAGATCAAAAGGTCGGTCTTGCTTTAGCTGACAACAGAACCTCCGATTTATCGGAGTGGGATAAAGAAATGTTGCATCAGCTTTCAGAAGATCACGATATTGATCCGTGGTTTACAAAAGAGGACCTTGCAGAAATACTTGGCGAACCTGATATCATTCCATCTGAAGGTTTAACTGATCCAGACGAGGTTCCTGAAACTCCTGAAGAACCAACCGTTCAGTTTGGAGAGGTTTGGAAACTTGGAAACCATAAATTATTATGCGGAGACTCAACCGATCAAAACCAATTACAGCCTTTGATGGAAAACGAACTTGCAGACCTTTGGTTGACTGATCCTCCATACAATGTGAACTACGAAGGGGCCACCGCAGATAAATTAAAAATACAAAACGATAATCAATCCGATGCAGAGTTCCGACAGTTTTTGGCTTCGGCTTATACGGTTGCTCATCATTATCTTAATGACGGTGCTTCCTTTTATATCTGGCATGCAGACTCAGAAGGTTATAACTTCCGAGGTGCAGCAAAAGATGCAAACTTGCAAATAAGACAATGCCTTATCTGGGTCAAGTCCTCAATGGTTATGGGTCGTCAAGATTATCATTGGCAACATGAACCCTGCCTGTATGGTTGGAAAAAAGGTGCATCACATTTCTGGAACGCAGATCGCAAGCAAACAACCGTGATGAACTTCGATAAGCCAAGTAAAAACAAAGAACACCCAACAATGAAACCTGTTGACTTAATCCAATATCAAATGTCAAACTCAACAAAGCCAAACCATATCGTTCTTGACACCTTTGGTGGCTCTGGCACAACTTTGATTGCTGCAGAAAGAATACAAAGAAAAGCTCGCCTTGTTGAACTCGACCCAAAATACTGCGATGTAATAATTAAAAGATGGGAGAATTTCACTGGAAATAAAGCAGAGCGTGTAGTATTTAACTAAGAACTACATTTTATGGGCAAAAAAGGTACGCAAGCAGAGACAATTGTCAGGGCTCAACGGTTCGCTCGGATAATTGCTAACGGGGGTCGTCGGTCTGACTGCGTTCGTTATGCTTCCGAGAATTGGGGGGTGGGAGAGAGAAGCGTTGCTAAGTATTTACAGATAGCTAGAGAGGAGCTGAAGAAGGACTGGGATATGGAACGACCTCAGATGATTGCTGATCTTTTGGCTCAATGTAGCACCTTACAGATGGAAGCTAGAAGGTCTGGTCAATATCACATTGCTCTTGGTGCGATCAATACTGCAGCTAAACTTGCACACTTGGTCTCATGAGTCTCTTAGAAACTGTCTCGCAAGGCCATGTTTTATTTCAAGAAGGCTTTAGTTATATTCCCTCGTCAAAAGATGTAATAAAAAAAATAAAAACTAAGTTGCTTCCGCATCAAGCATCTTTCTGTGATGATTTAAGCCACCGTAAACTTGCACTCGTTTGTGGCTTTGGTGCTGGCAAAACTTATGCTTTAGTTTCTAAAAGTATTATTCTTGCTTGCATGAATGTTGGTCATATATCTGCAATCTTTGAACCAACGTCGCCTATGCTCAGAGATATTTTGATGAGAACGATGAACGAGCTTCTTGAGGAGTGGGAAATACCTTACACTTTCAGAGCTTCTCCTTTGCCAGAATATCAACTTACTTTTGAAGAAGGAACTCATACGATCCTACTAAGAACCATTTTGACTTATCAAAGGCTAAGAGGACAGAACCTTTGTGCGGTGGGATTTGATGAGGCCGACACCGTAAATAAAAGAGACGCAGAGCAAGCGATGAACATGGCTCTTGCAAGATTAAGGTCAGGCAATATTCAACAGTTTTACGCAACAACAACTCCCGAAGGTCATGCTTGGGCATTTGAGACTTTTGAAAAGAATGCAAAAGAGGATACAAGATTAATAAAAGCCAAGACAAGTGACAATCCCTATTTGCCAGAGGGCTTTATTGATTCTCTTTTAGAAAACTATCCACCGCAACTAATCCAAGCCTATCTCAATGGAAACTTTACAAATCTTACGACTGGGGCTGTATATTCAAGATTTGATCGCAATAAGCACTTGGTTGATAATATTCCTTTTGATATAAAGATGGAGACGCTCTTGATAGGGATCGACTTTAACGTGATGAACTGCAATGCTGTCGTGGCAGTCAAAGACGGAGATAAATTGTTTGTAATTGATGAAATTACAAAACAAAATGATACAGACGCATTGGCTCAAGAAATTAAAAGAAGGTATCCTACGAACAGAATATTAGTTTACCCAGATGCTAGTGGTGCTGCCAGATCAACGATCAACGCTTCAAAAACAGATATTGCAATTCTCGAAGGCTACGGTTTCTCAAGCATGGCATTACGCAGTAACCCACCGATCAAAGACAGAGTTCAAACCTTACAAGCACTCTTGGAGAACAGCAAAGGATGGGTGCGTTTGGCGATTCATGCCAGTTGCAGACGCTTGATCGAGTGTTTAGAATTGCAAAGTTATGATGAAAAAAGTGGAGATCCAGACAAGCAGAATGGATATGATCACCTGAACGATGCGTTAGGTTACCTTGTGTATAGAGAATTTAATATTATTCATGCACGAGCAGGTCGTCGAACTGGTATTAGAATATATTAAAAGTAATGATATTATGAGGAAAAACCGTGTATAGCTCACTAAATATTTACAACCAGCCTGTAACTTTAGCTCCCACAACGGTTGCCTCTCCAAATGCTGCCTACCAAAGGATGGCAAATTTCTGGGGTTTGATTGAGGATTTGAAAGAAGGGACTTATAAAATACGCAGCGAACATAGAAAATATTTACAACAAGAACCAAGAGAGACTGATGATGCTTACGACACAAGGTTGGCAAGATCAACTGTTGTTCCTTATTTACAACGAATAGAAAAAATGTTATCGGGAATGTTAGTGCGAAAGCCTGTGCGACTTGATGATGTTTCTGATCTTGTTCGAGAGCAACTTTTTGATGTTGATCTTGAAGGCAACGATCTGAATGTTTGGTTGTATCAAACTGCAAGAGTAGCAATTTCGTTTGGTCATGTTGGTGTGCTTGTCGACGCACCAAAAGAGGGAGAGAAGGCAAGACCTTATTGGGTGACTTACACACCAAGAGATATTCTTGGCTGGCGAACTGAAATCATAGAAGGCTCAAGGCAATTAACGCAACTCAGACTGATGGAACAAGTGGTCGAAGCCGATGGTAAATATGGTGAAAAGTTGGTAAAACAAATCCGAGTTCTTGAGCTTGGTCGATATGAAATACATCGCAAAGATAAAAAAGGAGACTATAAATTAGTTGATGAAGGAGAGATGAGTATCAAAGACAAGATTCCTTTTGCTGTTGCATATTCAAACCGAGTTGGATACTACGAATCACGCAGTCCTTTATACGACATTGCGGAACTAAACCTTAAGCATTACCAAATACAAAGCGACCTTGATAATATTCTTCATATTAGTTCTGTTCCTTTACTTGCGGTCTTTGGTTATCCAAACGCTGATGAGATAACAACTGGTCCGAATGAAGCATTATCGTTGCCACCAGAATCAAGACTTGAATATGTTTCTCCTTCGGGAGACAGCTACGACAGTCAGTTTAAAAGACTTGGTGATATAAAAGATCAAATAAATACTTTGTCTCTTGCTGCTGTTCTTGGTCAAAAGTTAGTCGGAGAAACTGCAGAAGCAAAGCGGATCGACAGATCGCAGAACGACTCAACAATGATGGTTATCGCACAGCAGATGCAAGATTTAATTGATAACTGTCTAAAGTTTCACAGTGAATATTTAAATGAACCAAACGCTGGGAGTTCTTTTGTTAATAGAGACTTTGTTACCGCAAGGCTTGAGCCAGCAGAGATTGATAGCCTTCTCAAAATATATGCTGCAAATGGTATCAGCCAAGAAAAACTTCTTGAGCAACTTGCGAGCGGAGAAATACTCGGAGATGATTTTGATATCGAAGAGGAACTAGAAAAAACGCAGTCGGGTGGGTTGATAGAGATGAACCCAGAAAGTGAAGCAGCTTAATAAATGGCAGTTCCAGAGGCTTTTTACAGAGAAGCTATAGATCTCAACAGATATAGCAACAAGGTGCAATTTCAAGTTGCCACCCAATTTAACGAAGTAATCCTTGATGTTCTCAGGCAGATTAGAGATCTTGAAGGAAACAGTCCAGCAACAACTGCAAGACTTAGATCAATATTGGCTCAAATGGTGGATAGTCTGAAAGGCTGGGAAAATGAAAGTGCCGTTTACATGATTGATGAACTGCAAAACTTAGCAGAGTTTCAAGTTGGCTTTGTGCAAGATCAACTCCAAAGAGTCCTTCCAAAAGGAGAGTTTCAAGTAAACACTGTTGCTGTTTCTCCTGACTTTGCAAAATCAGTTGTGACCAGAGATCCAACCGCTTTAACGATTCGTTTGCGTGATAAAGATGGAGTATTCAGAACTGCTCAGTTTGCTTTGACTGCCAAAAGAGGATCAGACATTTCTTTGCCAAATGGTAAAACAGTTAAAAAAGCATTTAGAGGTATCGCTGATGATTCAGCTTCGAGACTTTCAAAGGCAATCCGACTTGGTGTTTTGGAAGGAGAATCTTTACCAAAAATTGTCAGAAGGCTCAAAGGTCCAAATTTAAGTTTTGTTGGAAAACCTCAAAATGCAATCGCTTTAAACTCTGCTTTAAAAGATTCAGAAGGAATGCTCTTGTCAAACAAACAAATCCAAACTGTCGTCAGGACAACCGTTAATCAAGTCCAAAATGCAGCAAGTCAGGCAGTTTATGCTGCAAACAGTGATATTACTGGCAGATATCAATATGTTGCAACTCTTGATGCAAGAACAAGCTCTATTTGTCAAAGGTTAGATGGTCAGTTGTTTAAATATGATCAAGGCCCTGTTCCTCCTCAACATTTCAATTGCAGATCAACAACTGTTCCAATTATTGATGACGATGATCTTGCCAGAGCCTTTCCAAATACAAGACCCTCTGCAACGGGTCGTGTTCCGCAAGATACAAATTATGCAAGCTGGTTAAAAGATAATCCTGATATTCAAGACAAAGTGCTAGGAAAAAAGAAAAGATATTTCAACTTCTTGATGAGTCCCAAAAGAGGAAAGAAACAACTAAATGCCACAAATGCCTTAAAAAAAATTATTCGAGAAGATGGAACAGAGCTAACATTAGATCAACTAGCTAAACGATATCCAAATGCCAATTAAAAAAGGGAAGTCTCAAAAAACAATAACAGGCAACATAAGAATGCTTATGAAAGAGGGCAAATCAAGATCACAGGCTGTGGCCATTGCATTAAGTTCTGCTGGCAAATCTAAACCAGCCAAGAAACGCAAAAGGAGATAAGATATATTTAGTTGCATTTAAAATCATGCCTTCACATTACGGATCTATGAAACCAAAAGGTAAGAAGAAGAAAAAGAAAGGAGGCAAAAAATAATGGGATACACTTTCAAGGTTCAAACTTATGACGAACCAAAGCCAAAGGCTGAAAACTGTGAAGTAAAGCCAAAAGCCAAAAAATCAAAAAAGAAAGGTGACTAGACGCTTTAGAAAAGTTCCAAAAGATAAAAAAACTGGTGTCGCTAAGAAATACCTTAGTGGGGCTAAAAATAAAGCTGCAAAGGCTGCTGAAATAAAAAGAACGGCAGCAGCTTACAAGCGAGGAGAGTATATTGATATTGAAGCTGTACAAAAATCAAGGATCGCTCAAGATGGCAGAAAGACCAAAAAGAAAACCACTAAGCGAAAGCGTAAAAAAAACACTTAAAAAGAAAGCTGCCAACAGCCGTTTTTCTTACACGCAACTAGCTGCTGTTTACCGCAGAGGTCAGGGAGCATATCTTGGTGGCGGATCAAGAAACGTATCGATGGCAGCTTGGGCGATGGGGAGAGTTAATAGTTTTATAACAGGAAAAGGCGGAGCAAGAAAGGCTGATGCTGATTTGATGAGAAAAAAATGAAGAAAAAAGAACTCACAACTCGTCAAAAAAATGCTTTAAAGCGTCATAAATCAACACATGGACACACAAAAGCACACATGGATGAGATGATAAAGGCGATGCTTGCTGGTAAAACATTCACTGAAGCTCACAGGCTTGCGATGAGGAAAAAAGGCAAATGACAATCAAAAGAGGCGGACATACTTTTGCTGGAGTTGATAAACCAATCCGCACACCAAATCATAAGAGTGGAAAGTCTCATGCCGTTGTCATAAAACAAGGCGATGGCTTTCGATTAATAAGATTTGGAATGCAAGGAGCAAAAACAAAGCCTCCAAGAAAGGGTGAATCAGAGGCAGATAAAGCTAAAAGACGGTCTTTCAAAGCTCGTCATGCTAAAAATATTGCAAAAGGTAAGACAAGTGCGGCTTATTGGGCTGACAAAGTAAAGTGGAGTTAGTATATTAATAATTATTAAGATTTTTTATGGCTGAAGAACCAATCAAACCAAATCCACCTGTTGATACTGCTGCCTTGATTGCAGAAGTTGAAGCATTGAGAAAAAGCAAAGCGGAACTTTTAGATGACTATAAAAAAGCAAAAGAAGCTGCAAAAGCTGTGCCTCAAGATGTAGATGTAAATGCTTTGATTGCTTTTAAGCAAAAGAAAGAACAAGAAGAGTTAGAAGCCAAAGGTAGATATGAAGAGGCAACAGAAAAACTTGCTGCTCAATATAGACAAGCAGAGGAAGCAAAAAATCAGAGGATTCAAGAGCTTGAGAAAAGACAAAGAGAACTTGAGGTCGAAGCCCCTGCTGTGACTGCACTTGCAGACGTTGTTCACGATCCACAATATGTTCTGTCAAGGCTTAATAAAGACCAATTATCAAGAGACCCTGATGGAACGGTTGTGGTTGTTGACGGATATAACAGAACATCTGTAAAAGAATGGGCTCAACAAAATATGCCTCAATGGGTGCAAAAAAACCCAAGACCACAAGGTGGAGGAGCAACGACAACTAAGGTGACGGCTGACGTTGTCACAGGAGAAAGTAATCCTTTTGCAAGAGAATCTTTTAATTTAACTGAGCAAGCCAGACTTTATCGCACAGATATTAATAAATATAATATGCTCAAAAATGCAGTTAGCGGTTAATATAAGACTAACGTAGTTGTGCTGCGTTAGAGGTTGTGCCTCGAAGTGAACATATTTTATTAGTTTTTAATGGCTACATTAAGAAGTGATTTGATAATCCCAGAGGTGTTCACCCCCTACTTAATTGAGGAGACGACTCAGAGAGATTCTTTTCTTCAAAGTGGGGTAGTACAACCTCTAGCAGAATTAAATCTATCCGCAGAAAGAGGCGGTGACTTTGTAAAGATTCCATTCTACAAAGCAAACTTGTCTGGCGACTTTGAAGTTTTATCTGATAGCACTTCATTGACACCAGCAAAAATTACTGCAGACAACCAGATTGCTGCTGTGCTTCATAGAGGTCGTGCTTTCAGTTCCAGAGACTTAGCTGCTTTAGCAGTTGGTGGTGGTCCTGATCCTATGGCTGCTATTGCACAAAAGATGGCTGCTTATGTTAACAACCAGAAGCAGAAGGATTTATTCTCTTGTTTAACTGGTGCTTTTGGTTCTATCAACGCAAACGACAGCAACTCTGCTTTATTTGCTTTAACAATTGATTCAGAATCAGGAGATACTCCAACAACATTGAGTCCAAGACACGTTGCAAAGGCTCAGGCTTTGTTAGGTGATCAAGGCGATAAATTAACTGCTGTTGCAATGCACTCAAAGGTTTTTTATGACTTGGTTGAGAGAAATGCAATTGACAGAATTTACGATAATACAGGAGCTCCTGATACCTCAGCCACAGGCGGTAGCACAGTTAGAGCCTTCGATGGACCTACAGCTGTTAATACATTTATGGGTCTAAATGTTATCGTTTCTGACGATGTTCCAACAACTGGATCTGGTTCTTCTACTGAATATTCAACATTCTTCTTTACTCAAGGAGCAGTTGTGACAGGAGAGCAAGCTCCAATCAGAACACAAACAGATAGAGACATCCTTGCTTTGGAAGAGGCAATGGCTGTGGATCTTCACTATATCTATCATCCTGTCGGATTAAAATACGCTGTATCAACAGTCAACCCTAATAGAACTGTATTAGAAACTGTTGCTTCTTGGTCGAAAGTGTATGAGACAAAGAACATCGGTATTGTTCGTGCAACTAACGTATCTAATCAGGATTAATTATGGCTTCTTTATTTGAAGTAACTGCTGGTTCTTTAGTTGGACCAACAGGCGGTGGCACTGTTACTCAGGCTACAAACAAATCAACAGGTGTAACTCTTAATACAGAGAGTGGACAGATAACAATGAACAACGCTGCTTTAGCTGATGCTGCTGAGGTATCTTTTACAGTTACAAATAGCAAAATCGCTGCAACAGATGTTGTCGTTGCCTGTCATGGATCAGCTGGAACTGCTGGTGCTTATATCGTAAGTGCTAATGCAATTGCTGCTGGTTCTTTCGCAATCACTGTTTCTAACGTGTCAGGTGGAGCTTTAAGTGAAGCTATCGTTATTAACTTTGTTGCTCTAAAAGGAGCATCTAGCTAGATGGGAATGTACGCTTTTAGGCGTATGAGAGAGAGAAATGAAGCTGCTCAAAAGGTGGCTTCATTAACTCCAACTCTTGAAAAGCCAAAACCAAAATCTAAGCCCAAAAAGGTAAAACTCGATGGCGATAACAATTGACGCAACTGTTGGTGGTGCAAATGCAAACTCTTATATCACTCTTGCTGATGCAAATTCATTTATTGAAGGCTTAGTCCTCAGTGATGATGCTGCTGCTTGGGATGGGTCAAGCAACGATAATAAAAATCGTGCTTTATTTACTGCTGCACAAAGAATTGATCGAGAGAAATTTCTCGGTGCAAGGGTTGACGATACACAGGCTCTAGAGTGGCCTAGATCAGGAGTTCGCAAACCAGACACTTACACAAACCTTTATGGCTTATCTTTTCCAAATAGATTAGTTGCTGATTATTACACAGACACTGAAATACCAGATCGTGTAAAAAATGCACAGGTTATTTTGGCTGTGTATCTAAACAACAACAGGAATGGGTTAGAGCTTAGTGGTTTGGAGGATTTTCAAACTGTTAGTATAGGAAATATCAACGTCACTCCCAGATTTTTTGGTGCTGTTGGTGTTGATCGAATACCTCCAATCGTTGATCATTATTTGATGGGCATTAGAATAGGAGGAAGAGCAAACTTACAAATCAAGAGGTCATGAAAATGGGTTACGGATACGAATATCCTGCAGCAAAAATTATTAATGATACAGCAGCCCATACTGGAAGGTTTGGAAAAGTTGTTGCATTACAAGATTCTGTTATTAACACCTTAGCTGCTGAGAATATCACAGGAGATCTTACTTCCTTGCAATTTAAATCAACTGCCGAAATTTGCGGTGTGATAACTAGCGTCAAACTCGACAGCGGAACTGTTATTGCTTATTCATTATGAGTCTTGCAAACGCTCTTAAAAAAGCTGCATCAAAGACTCTGAGCAAACTTGGAGGAGATGTAACTATTCGACAGGTTACTGCTGGCACTTACAACACAACAACTGGTGCAATAACCGAGTCGACTTCGGATACAACTATTAAGGGCGTTTTAAGTAATGTTTCAAGATCAGAAGTTAATGATCTTATTGAGTCTCAAGATAAGATTCTAACAATATCTGCTGGCGATCTCACTTTCGTGCCAACAACAAAAGATAGAGTCGTTATAAGCAGTGTTGAGTTTAAAATTATTCAGGTGTCTATAAATGAGCAAAATAACACTCCAGTTAGTTTTGATCTTGTTCTGAGGTAATTATGGCTAGAGAAATAAGGCTGTCAGGAATCGGTGATCACTTCGAGCAACAAGTTATTAATACCGTAAGAAAGGCAACATTAAAAGCAGAAAAAGATATTAAAGAGTTTACTCCTGTTGATACTGGAAACTTAAGAAATTCATTTAAGAATAAAGTTGAACCTTTTGTGGGAGAGGTTTTTACAAATGTCGAATATGCAGAGCCTGTTGCTTATGGAACCAACCTACCAGAAAGTTGGGGAGGTAAATATAGAACTCGTCAAAATACAATCAAAGGTTATCCAGAGCTTATTGCAAAACAACTGGAACAATATATTTCGGATCAATTTAGGAGTGCATAATGGCTGCAATTGATTTAAACACAGTCAGATCAACAATTGAAGGCAGACTCGCAACAGAATTAGCATCAAGCCCTGCTATCCCTGTGATATTTAACAACATGGCTTTTGATTCAACAACAGAAGACACTTTTGTTCAATGTTTAACAAGTTTTGGAACTGGAAATTATCTAACAATGGGTGGCTCTGCTAATTCAACAAATAGAGTCGTTGGTTTGATGTTATTAAATATTTTTACTGAAGAAGGTATCGGTGCTGGCTCAAACTTGACGATTGGCAAACGGCTGCGTGACCTTTACAATAATATTACAGTTTCAAATGTTATTTTTGATTCACCTATAGGGCCTGAAGTTTTAGCATCAAGTCCTGAAGGTAAATTTCAAACACAAATAAGAATAACTTTTGAAATATATGAGGATCTTTAATCATGCCAAAACTTATTATTACCGAAGAAATGCTTGACGCAATTGAAGCTGTTAAAGGTGTTAGAGATTCTAGAATGTGGGATCCTAACTGTAAAAGATATATGGAGAATCAAGAAAATTCAAAAAAAGATGTAAAAAAGACTGAAAAGGGTTAATATATTTATAAATCTTTCTTTTTTTTGTTATGGCTGCTGTAAAAGGTGATGTCGGTAAAATAATGTTCCATAACGCTGCTGGAACAGAAGCTGATATATCAGGTCTTAGAAATTGGTCTTTATCAATTACTAAAGATACCCAAGAAACCACAGTTCAGGGTGACACTTCAAAAACTTTTGTTGGTGGTCTTATCTCTGGTGAAGGTTCAGCAACTCTCATTTATGACAATGCTGGTAACTCTGATTACTTGGCATTCGTTGAAGATATTTTGACAACCGGTGATGCTGGTGATGCCTTGTTTGAGTTGTTTCCAGATAGTTCAGCAAGTGCGAAAAAGTTTGGTTTTTCTGGAATAATTACAGGTGCTGAATATGGAGCAACAATAGGAGAAATACAAGAAATAAGTATTTCCTTTATCTCAACTGGTGCAATTACTTCAGACATCTAGTAAATTTCTAACAACTAACCCCACATAACATGGCAACAAAAAGAACCGTTGATTTAATCACTGAGGCTTTCAGTGATGTGATGACAGCAAGAAGAAAGTATGAACTAAAAAAGCCAAATGGTGATTTGTTAAAAGAAATATATTTTCCACCTTTGACTAGATTTGATAGGAAAAAAGCTCAAGTTGCTGCTGGAACTGATGATGCTTTAACAATATCTACAAAACTTTTATGCCAAATTGCAGAAAATGAAGATGGTTCAAAAGCATTTCATTCTGCCGATGCTGAAAACTTACAAAGATTTCTTCCAGAAAGTGTGTTGAATGAACTTGAGCTATTTATGATGGATATTCAAGTTGACTTAGATACAGCAAAAAACGAATCAAGCGAGATAACTGGTTAAATTTTGAGTTTTTTCTCGCAACAGAATTAGGAAAGACATTAGTTGAATTGAGAAAAGCTATTACGGAAGAGGAGCTTGTACATTGGGCTGCATATTATGAAATTAAAAATGACAGGGAAAAACAAGAAATGAATCGTCAAAAGAACAAAACAAGGTAGTATATAATAAAGGTTATTTGTATTTGTGGCACAATCAACAGTCAGATTAATAGTTGATGCTCAAAATGCCATCAATCCATTAAGAAGAGTAAATGATGCTACAAAAAATTTAAGTAGGAATACAGATAAATTAAAAGATAAATTAAATGAAGGAAAAAAGAATTTTGATAAATTTGGTAATGCTGGAAAAGGAGCCTCCTCTAAAGTTAATACTTTAACTGGTACTATAAAAAAATTAGCAGCTGCGTTTGCACTTATTAAAACTGCACAATTTATTTTTGTTAATGCTGCTGATATTGAGACGCAAAGAAAAAGCCTAGAGGTTCTCACTGGTTCTCTTTCTAAAACAAATGAAATAATAAAAGAATTACAAGATTTCGGTGCTGTTACTCCTTTCAAAAGTAGTGAACTAATTGAGCAAACAAAACGATTAAAGGCTTTTGGTTTTGAAACTAATGAATTAGTAGACACCACAAAAAGGCTTGCTGATGTTGCTGGTGCTACTGGAGCAGATTTGCAGGGTATTGCAACAGCCTTTGGTCAGATAAGAGCAAAAGGAAAATTACAACAGGAAGAAAATTTACAGTTATTAGAAAGAGGAGTTGATATAACAACTGAACTTAAGAACATAACTGGTTTACAAGGCGAGGCATTTGAAAAAGCACAAAGGCAAGGAAAGATTGGAGCTGATCTCGTAAATCAAGCACTTATAAATTTAACTAATGAAGGTGGTGCCTTTTTTAAAGGTGCTTCTTCACAAGCAACAACGCTTAATGGAAAATTGTCTACGTTGATAGATTCAACTGAAAGTTTAGCAAGAACGATTGGAGAACAGTTATCACCAGCAATAAAAGGTGCATTAGATTTAGCAACCAAAGGTGTGGTAGCTATTGAAAAAATATTTAGTAGGTTTGGAGATATTGGTGATGTTGGTTTAGGTAATGTTGCAAAAGCAGAGCAAGATGCACAAAGAGATGCAGCAAGATTAACTGCAACTAAGTTTGGTACAAATTTTAGAGGGGAGAGTGTCTTTGCAAGTAAAGAAGAAAACAAGTTTTTTAGAGAACAGTTTAAACTTTTAAGAAAAGCAAATATTGAAAGGCAAAAATTAAAACAGACCTCTTTTGAAGAAGTTGAGATTATTGATCAAGCCAATCAAAAACAAACAGAAAAGACAGAAAAAATTATTGAAACAAATAATGCAGCAACTGCTTTTAATCAGACATTAGATTCATCTATTTTTATTCTTGATGAAGCTATAAACCAAACTGATAAACTTAAAGAAAAATACATGGAGATTGGTCAAGGAATTGAGAATGGTATTGTTTCTGGTCTTACTGATGCTGTTATGGGAACAAAAACTTTAGCTGAAGCTGCTACTGGTGTATTAAATAATTTAAAAAGAAAACTTGTTGAAGTTGCGATGCAACGTGCGGTTTCTGGAATTGGTAATTTTTTCGGGAATGCTTTAAGTGGAATATTTGGTGGTGGAAAAAATGTATTTAAGGGTAGCCCTAATGTATTTGACGGTTCTGGCAGTAGTTTTGATATGGGCTTACTTGGTTTTGCAAATGGTGGCAGACCACCAGTAGGAAGAGCTTCACTTGTTGGAGAAAGAGGACCAGAACTTTTTGTACCTCGTACTGCTGGCACTATTATTCCAAACAGTGCAATCGGTGGAGGCGGTACAACAAATAATATGATTACTGTAAATGTTGATGCTTCTGGCACTTCTGTTCAAGGTAATGGCTCTGAAGCAGATCAACTTGGACAACTTATCGGTGGAATAGTTCAAGCTACACTGGTAGAAGAATCAAGGGCTGGAGGTTTACTAAATAGATAATGGCTACGTTTCCCTCGATAACTCCTGTTTATGGCATGAGAAAAAGAAGCAAACCTAAAATTAAGGTTTCGCAGCTTGGTGATGGTTATGAGTTTAGGGCATTACTAGGGCTTCCATTATCTCAAGACCCTAAAGTATATGATCTTACTTTTAACGTGTCTGAGACTGAATCAGATGTCATTGAAGCGTTTTTAAGAAGTAGAGTAAACGATCAGGCAAGTTTTACGTTTACACCACCAGCAGAAGGCTTTACAAAAACAGGCACATATTCGCAAAGCACCACAACTGTTACTATTGCAATAACATCTCATGGAGTTGCAATCGGTGATATTTTAACTATTGACTACACATCTGGATCTGCAACTGATGGGACTTTTGCAGTAGCTACCGTAATCAATGATAATTCTTTTACTGTTACAGCAGCTTCAAGCGCGACTAATAGCGGCAATGTATCAATCACGTTATCTGGTGCTGGACAGTATGTATGCGATTCTTGGACAAAATCAATTCCTTATAACAACAGAGCAATTATAAATACTACTTTCAGGGAGGTTTTTGAACCATAAATGGCTAACCCTACACCAGAGTTACAACAACTTACAAACAAATCAATAATTGAGTTGTTTTCTGTTGAATTAAAAGCTGATGTTCATTATGAATCTACAACGTTATCTAACACTTACAATCAAAGCAATAGCACAGACATACAATTAAACCATGCCACTCACGGATTATCTGTAGGAGATATTGTAAGTATTGATTTTACAACTGGAGGTGCAGTAAGTGGAGTATATACAGTTACAGCTACTGCCAGCACTTCTTTTACAGTCAAATCAACTGTCTCAGCCACAACAAGTGGTTTATATTCTATTAAAAAAAATACAAATGCAGCAAATCCTACCGTTTATCTTTTTCATGCTGGCAATAATATGAAAGATAGTGGCGACATAATATGGCAGGGTAACACATATACCAGAATGCCTTGTAAGGCAGAGGGGTTTAAATATACAGGCAAGGGTAAGCTGCCAAGACCGACAATTAGTTTCTCAAACTTATTAGGTACAATCACAGCAATAATACAACTAACAAATAATGCTACAATTCTGCCATTTACTGATCTTGCTGGTGCAAAAGTTACACGCAGAAGAACACTTGCAAGGTTTTTAGATGAAGAGAACTTTCCATCAAATGTAAATCCATATAAAGTTGGCTCTGTTGACCCTACTGCTGAAATGCCACAGGAAATTTATTTTATAGATCGTAAAGTTATAGAAAATAGAGATATTGTACAGTTTGAATTAGTTTCAACTTTTGATTTAATAGGTATAGCTGCACC